AAAAGAGTATAACGACGAAGTACAAAAGAACATTAAGGATATTGAGCGTAAACTAGATTCTTACGAAAAGACTAGAAACAAAACTGCTGTAGGCTATAGAGATGAAAGAACTGACTCAGCAGGTTTAAAAATAGTAGATGCCATTTCTAAATCTTTTACATCTCCCGCCTATAATATAGAAACATCATTAGGTAATTTTTCAGCCCATAAAAATAAAGATGGGACTGTCAGTATAAAAGATACTTATGATTTTTTAGGTTATGGTCACGATAAGCCTGTTAAAATATCTATGTCTGATTTTTTAAAGTCTTTGCCTTTAGCAATAACAAGACCAGAGGCTTTTGGCACTTTACTTAGTAGGGCTTTTTTGGCAGACAGAAAAAGAGATGTGGATATTACTTTAGATAATAAAGCCAAGACAGCTAAGACGTTTAAGGAATCCCTTGACTGATTTAAAGGTTGAGCTACTGCCGTGGCAACAAGAGGTCTACAACGACCCTACACGCTTTAAGGTTATTGCCGCAGGTAGACGTACAGGTAAGAGTCGGTTAGCTGCTTGGTCACTGATACTGAACTGCTTGTCAGCCAAGAAAGGTCAGGTGTTCTACGTTGCCCCTACACAGGGACAGGCTAGGGACATCATGTGGCAGATGCTACTGGAGCTAGGTCATAGTGTCATAGCCTCTAGCCATGTCAACAACCTACAGATTAAGTTTATCAACGGTGCGTTGCTGACGCTGAAGGGTGCTGATAGACCTGAGACTATGCGTGGTGTTAGCCTAAAGTTCTTGGTTATGGATGAGTACGCTGACATGAAGCCAGAGGTGTGGGAGCAAATCCTACGCCCTGCTCTTGCGGATCAGAAGGGTGATGCGATGTTCATTGGTACGCCAATGGGACGTAACCACTTCTACGAACTATATACATACGCTTGTGTATCTGAAGACCCTTCATTTAAAGGTTATCACTACACGAGCTTTGACAACCCACTGCTAGACCCAAAAGAGATTGAAGCTGCTGAGAAGAGTATGTCAGCCTTCTCCTTCCGACAGGAGTTCATGGCAAGTTTTGAGGCCCACGGTAGTGAACTCTTTAAAGAAGAGGATGTTAAGTTTTGTGAGGAAGAGCCTACTGACGGTGATTATTATATCGCTGTCGATTTGGCAGGATTTGCAGACGTGCAGAAAGTCACAACCAAAACAAAGAGGCTTGACCAAACAAGCATTGCGGTTGTTAAATGTGGTACTTCTGGTTGGTGGGTTAGCAATATCATCCACGGGCGGTGGGGCGTTGAAGAGACAGCTAGACGTATCTTCCAAGCGGTACGAGATTATCAACCTGTTGCCGTCGGCATTGAGAAAGGAGCGTTAAAGAACGCTGTGTATCCTTACCTCAACGATGAGATGAAGAAGAACCAACGATTCTTCCGTATAGAGGAACTCACTCACGGCAACAAGAAGAAAACAGACAGAATCGTGTGGGCGTTACAAGGACGCTTTGAACACGGCAACATAACATTAAACAAGGGTAAGTGGAATACTCAGTTCCTAGACGAGTTGTTTCAGTTCCCTAATCCACTAGTCCACGATGACTTGATAGACTCACTAGCATACATAGATCAGTTAGCCAAGGTTAGCTATGCTTATGACTACGAGGAAGAGGACTACGAATTCTTAGATAAATACGCAGGGTATTAACTATGGAACTAGAAGGCACAGATAACTTCACCCTTGAGCAGGACATTGAAGGTTGGGTAATGGAGAAGTGTGACGGTTGGCGTGATCACTACGAGGCTAACTACTCACAACGCTTTGATGAATACTACCGCCTATGGCGTGGTCAGTGGTCATCGCAGGATCAGACCCGTCAGTCAGAGCGATCTAAGATTATATCACCTGCACTACAGCAAGCAGTGGAGTCCTCTGTTGCTGAACTAGAAGAAGCTACCTTTGGCCGTGGCAAGTGGTTTGACATTAAAGATGATGTAAGAGATCAGAACCCTGCCGACATTGCAGCCCTACGTAACTACCTAGAGGAAGACTTTGCTAAGAACAAGGTGCGGAAAAGTGTTGCAGAGTGCCTAATTAATGCGGCAGTTTTTGGTACAGGTATTGCGGAAGTTGTATTAGAAGAAGAAAAAGAGATGGCTCACGCTACACAGCCTGTTATGGGTGGTGAGCTACAGGCGGTAGGTGTCAGCATTAAAGACCGTACTTGTGTTAAGCTACGCCCTGTCATGCCACAGAACTTCCTGATTGACCCAGTAGCTACGGACATCAACTCTGCACTGGGCTGTGCTGTAGATGAGTTTGTATCTAGTCACTTGGTTGAGCAGCTACAGGAAAGCGGTGTATATCGTGACGAGCCTCTGTCAATAGCCTCTAGTGACTTTAACCTAGAGCCTGACCAAGAACTTACTACCTTCTCTGAGGACAAGGTTAGACTGACCAAGTACTACGGCTTAGTCCCTACGCACCTACTTAAAGAAGCTATGCAAGACCCTGAAGCAGTAGATGAAGAGGTTGTAGAGTTTAGCGAAGAGGACGAAGAGAACTACTACACTGAGGCGATGATTGTTATTGCTAACGGTGGTATTTTGCTCAAGGCTGAGAAGAACCCTTACATGATGCAGGATCGTCCTGTTGTCGCATTCCCTTGGGATGTCGTTCCTAGCCGCTTCTGGGGCAGAGGAGTATGTGAGAAAGGCTACAACAGCCAGAAGGCGTTAGACGCAGAACTACGCGCTAGAATTGATGCTCTTGCCCTAACCATCCACCCAATGATGGCTATGGACGCATCACGTATGCCCAGAGGTGCAAAGCCTAGCATACAGCCAGGGAAAACTATTTTAACCAACGGCAACCCTGCTGAAGTTCTACAGCCGTTTAACTTTGGTAACGTAAGCCAGATTACCTTTGCACAGGCACAGTCTCTACAGACTATGGTACAAACTGCCACAGGTGCTATTGACTCAGCAGGTATTGCAGGGTCTATCAACGGTGAAGCTACAGCAGCAGGTGTCTCTATGTCGCTAGGTGCTATCATCAAGCGTCACAAGCGTACATTGATTAACTTCCAAGACTCCTTCCTGATTCCGTTCGTACAGAAGGCGGCATGGCGTTACATGCAGTTTGAGCCTGAGCTATACCCAGTAGCTGACTACAAGTTCAACACCTCTAGCTCACTAGGCATCATTGCCCGTGAGTATGAAGTAACACAGCTTGTGCAGTTGCTACAAACCATGTCACCAGATACACCTATGTATCCTAAGTTGGTCATGTCCATCATTGACAACATGAACCTGTCTAACCGTGAAGAACTAATCGCTACACTTGAGCAAGCCAATCAGCCTAATCCAGAAGCACAGCAAGCGGAACAGGCGGCACAGCAAGCTCAGTTGGCATTCCAACAGTCACAGACTAACGCACTCAACGGACAGGCGCAAGAGTCACAAGCTAGAGCGCAGAAGTTGGCTGTTGAAGCACAGGCTATACCACAGGAGCTTGAGATTGACCGTATCAAAGCGGCCACTACTAACCTCAAGGCAGGTGACGCAGATGACAAAGAGTTTGAGAAGCGTCTAAAGATTTCAGAGCAGTTACTGAAAGAAAGAGAAGTAGCAGTAAAAGAGGGTAATGTTGCTAATCAGGCAACTCCTCAACCAACACAAGGACTACAGTAATGGTAAGCACAAGAGATTTAGAAAACGTAGTAGCTCAAGTAAATGTAAAGTTTGAGGAACTATTTAAGAAGATTGTACAGCTTGAGAAACAATTAGCTGAGAATACAGGAGCAGAGAAGAATGCCAGTAAAAAAAGATCCAAGGCTAGCTAGGGCAGGAGTTGATGGATACAATAAACCGAAGCGTACCCCTAATCACGACACAAAAAGCCATATTGTCGTGGCGAAGGAAGGTGACAAAATCAAGACCATTAGGTTTGGAGAACAGGGGGCAAGCACAGCAGGTAAACCCAAGGCGGGTGAATCTGCTCGTATGAAGGCAAAGCGTAAGTCCTTCAAAGCTCGACACGGTAAGAACATAGCTAAAGGTAAAATGTCTGCGGCATATTGGGCAGATAAAACTAAGTGGTAATCATAGGAGGCTATTATGCCATACGGTAAAGGTACATACGGTAGTAAAGTAGGCAGACCACCAAAGAAGAAAACAGCGGCAAAGCCTAAGAAGAAGCCAGTAAAGAAAGGTAAGTAGTATGCCCACTAAAAAGTCTACAGTGAATAAAGCAGGTAACTACACTAAGCCTACCATGCGGAAAAACTTGTTTAATAAAATCAAAGCAGGTACTAAGGGTGGTAAGGCGGGTCAATGGTCTGCTAGGAAAGCTCAGATGTTAGCCAAGGAGTATAAGGCAAAGGGTGGAGGCTATAAGTAATGGCACTAAAGGAATCACAGAAGTCGTTAAAGAAGTGGACTAAGCAGAAGTGGCGTACACCTAGCGGTAAGCCTAGTGGTAAGACAGGCGAAGTCTACGCACCATCCAAGACGATTAGTAAGTTAAAGTCAACCGCAGCAGGTAAGAAGAAGCTAGCGGCTGCTAATAAGAAGAAACGAGAAGCTACTGCCAAGGGTAAGCAACACGCTAAACATGGCCTACATAAGGGTAAGAAACGATGAAAGGTCAGACCCACGGTGGCAAAGGTAGTGCCCAGAGAAAGACAGACCATAAGAAGTTTGCCAGCAACTGGGACGCTATATACAACAAAACTGCACAGAAGTCAAGTAAAAATAAGAAATAATGCTTGACTTTCTTATGCTTTTATGTTATAATAACAGGGTACACTAACATTAACTCAACTGTCCTTATTGGAGAAACAGTATGATAGACCCTAAGCTAGAACTATATTACCGCAACATGAGAGATATGTTTCGTTCAGAAGGTTGGAAACAACTGCTAGAAGACCTGAACTCTAATGCGGTATTGATTAACTCAGTAGAATTAACTAAAGATGTGGAAGACCTGCACTTTCGTAAAGGCCAACTCTCAATCATAGCTAATCTACTTAATCTTGAAGCACAGCTTGATACGGCTGAACAGCAACAACTAGAAGACGCGCAAGAAGAAGAAGCTACAGAGTAATGCGTATACTGGTTGACTTTAAGTGTGATGATGGTCACATCAACGAAAGACTAGTTGATTCTGAATGTACTCACATACCGTGTTTAGACTGTGACAAGATAGCACAAAGAATTGTAAGTCCTGTGCGTTCCAAGTTAGACCCTCTGTCTGGTGATTTTTTAGGTGCAACTAGGCAGTGGGAGAGGAATAGAGCGCAGAAGCTACAGCAAGAGCGTAAGGCTAACTCCTAACCGAATCCTTACATAATACACCTCCATAATGAGAAATCACGGAGTTTAATAATGGCAACACTAATAGACGAGCGTCCAGAAGAAGAACTAGACAACAACGAAGAAGTAGTAGAGCAAGTAACTGAGGAACCTCAAGTAGAGGCAACTCCTCAAGAAGAAGAAATCCCTGACAAGTACAAAGGAAAGTCAACTGCTGAGATTGTACGGATGCACCAGGAGGCTGAGAAGTTATTAGGCCGACAGAGCAGCGAGGTAGGGGAACTACGGAAAGTTGTTGACGACTACATACAGACACAACTCGACACGACAACACAAGCACCACAAGAAGCTGAAGAAGATATAGACTTTTTCTCTGATCCCGACAAGGCTGTCGAAAGAGCGATTAAGAATCATCCTTCAATCAAAGCTGCTGAAGCACAAACACAGCAGTACAAGCAACAAACAGCGCAGACTCAATTGCTACAACGTCATCCCGACATGCAAGAGATTCTGCAAGATGGTAAGTTTGTTGATTGGATTAAAGGATCAAAGATTCGTACTCAACTCTTTGCACAAGCGGATACGCAGTATGACTATGAAGCCGCTGATGAGCTTTTCAGTTTATGGAAGGAACGTCAACAAGCTGTTGGTCAAACTGTAGCACAAGAGAAAGCAAGCAGGAAGCAAGCTGTCAAGACTGCCTCAACAGGCGGTGCAAAGGGAAGTGGTGAGACAGCAACGCGAAAGGTTTATAGACGCTCAGACATTATTAAACTAATGCAGGATGATCCTGAAAGGTATTTGTCTTTGTCTGATGAAATCATGCAAGCATATGCTGAAGGGAGAGTCCGAAACTAATTTCATTATAGGACTTTTATTATGACTGATTCAACTTATCCCGCAATGGGCGGAGCAGTAGACAACACATCTGCTGCTAAATTTATTCCAGAAATCTGGAGTGACGAAGTAATTGCTGCATACAAGAGCAATCTTGTTCTAGCTAACCTCGTTAAGAAAATGAGCATGACTGGTAAGAAAGGCGACACCATCCATGTTCCTAAGCCAACTCGTGGTGCGGCTCACGCCAAAGCCGAAGGTGTTGCAGTTACTATTCAGAACGCTGTTGAGTCTGAGGTGCTAATCAACATCAACAAGCACTTTGAGTTCTCACGTTTGATTGAAGACATCACCGAAGTACAGGCTCTCGCTTCTTTGCGTCAGTTCTACACTGGTGACGCAGGTTACGGCCTAGCCAAGCAGGTTGACAACGATCTGTTTGAACTAGCTAAGTCTTTCGGTGACGGTGATGGTTCTAGCTATGTGAACTCTGGTTCTTTCCAGATCAACACTACCACTGGCGTTCTTGAAGCATTTGACGCTGACGGTGCTGCTGACATTGGTGCATTCTCTGACGCTGCGTTCCGCGCATTGATTCAGAAG